TCTCTTAACGATGTCCGCTAGTAGGACACCGCCAGAATAATTCTGAAACGGAGCAGCCATTCAGATTTACCTATTTAAGTTTTGCGATACCCTAATCACAGATAAGGGGGTCAATTTCACGGAAATTAACTATTTAGTTTTAGCCTCTTGCTTGAGCACGGCTGCAAGCTGTGGGTCTTGTTCTGATATTAGCATTTGTTGAGTCAGGTTGCCCGTTTTCCACGGATTCACTTGACCTCCAGAAGCATTTGCTATAGGACTAGGTTTTGCACCCATTCCAGCAGCACTACTAGGTTTAAAATGATGTTCCCAACCACTTCCAGGGTTTTTAAGACTTGAAAGATAAGTATTTAAATCTTGTTCTACACCACCATTAAGAACAACTACTTTACCTTCATTGTTTTTCTGTAACTTACTTTGTAATAATGATAAAGTTTGTTCTGCATTAATCGCTCCAAGATTACTAATAGCAGCAAGGGCTGTGGTCTTGGTCGAAGCGACTTCATTAGAAGTTTTCATATCTTCTAACTGTTGAGATAAATTTATTATCTTTTGATCCTTTTCCTGATTTGTTTTATTAGCTTCTTCCCAAAGAGTTTTCCATTGACCCTGCTCTTCTAAATCTTTGGTTCGTTTTTCCTCTTTCTGCTTGTAAACATCATCAAGTTTTGTTTTGATGCCTTTAAATTTTTCCTGTGCTTCAGCAGCTTCTTTTCGTGCAGCAGCTACTTGTGCTTCATATTCTGCTTTCACAGAATCTAAATTAGGAGCTTGTGGTTGTGTTGGTTGTGCTGTTTGTGAAGGAGTTTCAGTCACAGACTGTTCAGCGTTGGTCACAGACTCAGGCTGAATTACTTTTTCTTCGATTGCCATAAATTAGTCAGAAAGTAGATCGGTAGTTTTCTTTTTTGAAACTTTTTTCTTAGTTTCTTTTGGTGTGGAGGCAACAGAAACTTCAGCAGCTTTTTGTGATGCAGTTTTTGGTTCTACCACTTCCCATTTATAAGTTCCATCAGATTGAAGAACTTTATCAATAGATCCAGCCATAGTTTTTATGTACTTATATACTATTCTATCAAACTATTCAGGTTTAGCTTCATTTGCTGAAGGTAACACTTCTCCCTGTACTAAAATATCTCTAAACTCCTCTCTATCAATGACTTGTTGATCGAATAAAGATGTTAAGGCTGTAATATCTTGTCCAATTAATCTCTCGATATCGAAGTCTCTACTAATCTTTACTTCTGGTGGTTCAATACCTACATATTCAGCAGATAAATTAAATGCTTTCTGTAATTTCTGTTCTAATTCCATAGAAACCATTGCAAGCATAGAGTTGGTATCTACACGGTCCAGTCTACGAGCATCTGCCGACTCTGCTACAAACTTCTGTTGTGATAATGTACTGATGCCTAAAGTAGCCATCTGCATTTGTAACTCTTTGATCTCAGCAGATTGAGCATCAAAAGCACTACTGGCTGGTTCTACATAATAAACTTTATTACCAGGTTGAGTTGCCATTGCATAATTAACAGAAATAGCTAAGTCTTTTGTCTGATCGTCATATCCTTCCATTACAAGCATTGGTTGTGATGCAACGTGCAAACTATGAATTAAATCAGCTTGTCTTTGAAAATGTGCAAGATTCAAATATGCAATATCAAGTAAAGGTGGTTTACTTACTAAATTCTCAGTTTTACCAGAATAAACAGTAACTAAAGGTATTTCTCCAAGAGAAAAACTACCAGATTCAACTTGCTGATAATCTTTATCTGCTGATCCCATCTCAAAATTTCCCGTCACACTATTATCAGAAACATCATACATTTCTTCAATCTGCTCTTTCTTACGAAAAATTCTATACCGACCAGGTTCTATTACTCTTATCTGGTCATAAACCTTTTCTCCAAAATCTCCATCAGGTAATACAGCCTTTTCTGCAATTCGAGCTTGTATTAAATTTCCATAATTTGATTCTCTATCCAATCTCCAACCATAAAGATTTGTGGGGTCTACTTCAATCCAGTAAGGTCTACGATTTTGCTCTCTTTCCTCTGCAAGACTTAATGCTCCAGATGGTGCAGGATAATCTACAAGAATATGACTTTGACCATAAGTAAGAGAACACATCAATATTCTTCTGGCATACTCATCTAAATCTGATTTACAACCATCAACATCCATCTTAAACATTTCTGTCCAATAGGGATCTCCTGTTAATGTTATTGGTTTTCTTAATACAAGACCTGTAGCTGCTCTTATTAATCTTTGTGTAAAAGGACTAAATACAGCACGATTTACTCTAGCCAAATAAGCATCAAAATCTTCTCTTGGTTCTAATGGCAAAAATGCTTCGCTATTTTCTCGTAGATATTCAGTACCTTCTGTAACAGCTTTCATTATTTCCCACCCTTTCATCATATCTAAAACAGCCCTTGTTCTAGTAAAAGGACTATCAATACCACCTACAGAAGTAGATGAAACGATATTGGTTCTAATTGGACCAGGAACAGCATAAGTCATTTCAACACCTCCATCGTTTTAAAGCTAACGCTTTTCTTGTAGGTCTGCCTTTTTTATCTTTTAATGGCCCTGGCATCCCAGACATACGGGCACAAAATGATTTTCTTCTCGCTGCTCTTTTACCAGTTGGATTTTTTTCAGTAACAGGTGCTTGTAAATTACTACCCGTAGCTCTATTATATTTTGCTCGTCCTTTAGCAGTCAGTCCACCTCTCTTAGACTTTTCGCCTCTTCCTACAGATAAACTGACTCCTTTCTTGCGTGGCATTATTTTCCCACCTTCTTCATTGTCATTTTATGAGCTTCAGTAAAAGTTTTACCCTTTAACATCAAGTTTTTCATCTCTTCCATATGTTTTCTGGTATGAGTACCCTTCTTTTTATGCCTAGCTAAAGCATCTTTCTGTCTTTGAGTTAGAGTTTTCATTTCTTCTTCCTCTTTTTCTTTTTTGCATTAAGTTTTTTAAGATCAGCAGCCGTAATCTTATCCCGTGGTGGAGCAACCGCAGCAAGTTTACGTTGTTTGCCCGAATAAGATCCTTTAGGCATCAGACAGCAGAAGTTATATCGCCAGTTGTCTGGAAACTGACAGATACAGTAGAAATGTCTCCGACAGTAGAACTAAATGAAGTTCCTGTAATAATTCCGTTAAAACTTAGTTTTTTACCACCTGATGTATCTAGGAAAAGGTTAAATGAAGCATCGCCAGCATCTTCAGATGTCAGAACATCATTAATTATTTCAGAAGTATCATCTCCAGATGTAGCTGTGTAAAGAAGATCAACAGTACCAGAGCCCGACTTCAAAGAACCTACATACTTTCTGGAGGTATCTCCATGAGCAGTGCACTCTAATGTGTCTTTTGTTACGTCTAGTGTCCAAGCTGTTGTAGAAGCTATAGCTCCAACTGATCCAGTTCCGTTATCGAATGATACAGAGCCTTCTTCGCCACGAAAAAATGCCATGATTCTAAGAAAAATTTACTTATAACAATATATTACCTTGAAACTGCGTTTTTTACAGTTATTTTTTCTTCTTTTTACGTCTATGTTGATAAGTTATCTTTTTACTACCAGTTTTTTCACGTTTAAATCTAGCTTTTTCACTTGCTGTCATCTCTCCAACAGTCTTAGGTGTCTTACTTGAGACACGATTTTTAGGTCGGCAAGCTGGATAACTTCGTTTTTCTCCTTTTGAACGACCACAAGGCTTACCAGTTTTGACATCTACCCAATTTTCTTTGAACCAACGGGTTAGACCACCACTACTTTTTGCCACGTTTTTTCTCCACTCGATAAGTGCCACCACGTTTTTTGTACTCTCGTACAAGCCATGCGTTAGCGTAAGCAGAAGGGTAAACTTTGAATTTACGTTTAGCTTCTGATTTCACTCTGGAGTATAACGCTTTATTTACAGGTACATTCATGTCTCTTTTTACCTCCCTTTTTCTTCTTTTTCTTTTTCTTTGGGGTCATTGAGCCGTAAGCCATAAATAAAGAAGTCTCTTAATATATTCTAAACGAAGTTTGGCCCAGTGTCTCTGGTTTTGCAAGATTGAATTGTTGTAAACAAAGATACCCAAAAGCGTCAAATGCGTGGTCAACTCCTAAGTTTTTATTGGGCATACCTGTATTTGGGGCGTAAGTTAGAGTTCTAAGCGATTTTATAAGTTCTTTGCAGCGTGGGTGGATCAGAGTTCGTCTTTCTCCTGCTGCATCAAATAATGCTGTATTTACGGATGTTACTTTGTCACGGATTTTCCAGGGGGATTTAGGAGAAGATACCGTGAATCCACTTCTGCGTAGGATAGTGTGATCCGTTGAACCCACTCCTGATGTTTTTCTGGCAGCACCAGTGGGGTCGGGACAAGCTACTACTCTGCGTTCCACGCCATATCGGTTAGTTACTTCTTCTGCAAAATCCCAGGTTGTTGCCCCACCCGTCATAATTATTTCGTCAAAGACGTATAGGTATTCTCGGTAGCGGACAGCACAGATTCCGCAGAGTGGATCTACGTTAAAATCGACCCCTAATAAGAGTGGGGCGATGGATATGTCCTCCGCTTCGGTGGAAATGTTGGAATCTGAAAATGAGACTGCAACGAGACCAGTGAGATTCTCGAAACTTGCCTCGAACTCCTGCTTGAAAGTTCTGTTATCTAACTGAGCCCTTGCTGCTTCGACTTCTTCTTTTGGGACGTTACCCCCGTCTATTGTTGTGAAGCTCCAGCGTTTCCAATCTCCTGATGTATCTTCTGGAACGTAACACCATAAATCGTAGAACCATGATGCCGTGCCATCGGGTGTGGATATGAAAAGTGCCCAACCTTGCTTATCTGCGAGGGCTGGTCGAATAACTTGGAACCAGACATCGGAATCCATGAAGGCTGCTTCGTCAAGTACTACTCCAGCGAGGCTTCGGCCACGCAGGGTTGTTGCGTTTTCTGTGCCTTTGAGTTCGATTAGCGATCCATTGATTAGTTCAATTTTGAGATCGGTTTCGTTTTTAGATTGGATCCATTCTCGTGGGATAAGTTTCTTTATTTCTTTCCAGGCTATGTCTTTTGCCATGCGATAGGTTGGGGCACAGTAGAAGTATGTTTCGCCTGGGCGGTTTATTGCTGCTTTCAGTAGTTCAATGCAGGATAAATAGGATTTTCCGAATCTTCTGCCAGCCACGAGGACTCTGAATCTTTCTTTTGCGTTGAACACCTCCCCCTGTGCCCATCGGAGGGAGAGATTTTCGGCTGTTTTTGTACTCATGTAATAAAGAATAGCTTAAATATGAACAAATTTCCGTGTTTTAGTCGACTAAACGGTATTTTTAGGGTTATCATTCAAGTATTAGTATTTATTTAGTCCGTGGCTCAAGCATACTATCGACCAGATGTAGACAGTCCAAATGCACCTATGGGTGGCAAGGTCTGTGGAAAGCGAAATCCAGATGTAGTTATTGAGGCGAGAAGGCAGAGATTGTATAATCGTCAGCTTGAAGGCTTAACAACTAGGCAATTAGTTCACGATCATGCAGGTAAGGAAAACATTGGGGTGGAGACAGCGTGGAGAGATTGGAGACAGGTAAAAGAATGGAACGATGAAGATTGGGAGAAAGATAGAGAGAAGATGATCTCACGACTCCAGGGGATGAGAATGAGGCTTTTCAACAAAGCAATGAAGAGAGGCCAGCTTCAGACTGCTGCTCAGATATTGGATTCGTTAGGGAAGGTTCTTGGAGAAAGCGAAGAGACAATTAATCTAAACACTCCAACATTATCTATTAGTGTAGAAGGAAAGAAAAAGTAGTCTTAATTTGTAGATTTATCAGTAGGTTCAGGGGTAATAAATTTATAAAAAATTTTTTTGCTACACTGCCCCGTGCGTGTGGTGGTCTGTATGTGCAGTAGCTAGTAAAATAAATAAGCAATAAAAAAGCCCGCGTGATTTTGCGGGCGTGGTATATTGTGCGGCTGCTTAGATTATCCTACAAATTTTTTATAACAAAAATCATTATTAATCGTAGGGTCTTTTAGACATTCTTTTAATTGCGGGCTGTTGGTGTAGTGGCTAGCTAGTAAAAAACCAGCAATAAAAAATACCATAGCGTAAAAACACTTATTAAAAATAATCGGGGCGGCTTTGGTTCTGGGGTGGTTGCGTTCCATAGTGGTTCGGGTGTTACAGAGTGGGTATGACGTGAGAGAGTAAAAACTAATCATTAAAAGATTTATCCTTTAAATATTCTTTTGTATTATCTACCATTTGATTTATTAATTCCACGGTGCAACAACTACCAAACTTTTTGAGTTCTTCTTCTGTTAGTTGTTCTTGAATTTGATCGTGTGGTAACTTCCAATGGTATTTGGTATATTCATTTTTTAAAGAGTTTGTTAGTTCTCCAACTTTTTCAATTTGGTGTCTTTCGCTTTCTATCTCATCTATTAATAATCTATATCTAGATTGAATATTAGGCCTGAACTTTTTACTCCACGGTTCATAACTTTTATAAACTCTTTTAAGTTCATCTTCAAACTGTAATAGTCTTGAGTATTCATTATCAACTAAATGATTTAATAAATTAAAATCATCTTTATCTAAATTATTTTTAATTGAATTTAGTTGGTCATTATCAAATGATAAATTTTTATCTTTGATGTTTGCTTTTGAATTTGATCTGTCCATAATTTTATAAAGATTTTTTGAATAAGAAATAAGTTTGATAAAGTTGTATTGCGGTTTGGTGTTTTCCTTCACTTGTTGACTTAATAATTAAATCTTTTATTTTAGATTTAAATTTTTGTTTAGGTGTTTTCATTGCATTAGTTCCTGAAGTAGTTTTATTTAGTCATCACTTGGGAACATAATACAAGTATTGTTATAATCTGCTTTTGTCCATTGTTTCAAATCCATTTGATTTTCCTTTAATCCATAACCTACGCATTTAATCATAATTTTTCGACCTGTGCTTAATGTGTACCAGCCATATAAAATACCGCCATTTTCAGAATCAATCACTTGTTTGCATAATTGTTGGTTATCTCTTCCGCCATTAAAAATACCTTTAAAAAAATGTTGTTCTAGATAATTAAAAACCTCATTAACTATTTCGGGGTTTTTATCCATATAAAAAGTTAATGGACTGGAAATCGTTAAAAATCCGAAATTTTCTTCAGGTAGGTTTGTTTGATTTGGTTGTGTTGTTGTGGTCATTGGTTTTAGTTCCTTTTTAAATTAGGGTTGTTTAAAA